AAACAGAGAACTTATATGTTATCCTAACCCAGATAAACAATACGAGTTAGTGTATGAGTATTACAGGACAGGCTATGACTTAGAGATAGCAACAGACGTACCATCCCTACCAGAGCAGTATAGGTTCTGCATTATTGATGGTGCAATGTATTATGTTTATCAGTTTCGTGGGGATACACAAATGGCTGACATATCTAATCAAAAGTTTCAAGCAGGTATAAAGCACCTGAGAAGTTTAAACATAAATCGTATGAATTATCTACGTGACACAAGAGTACATTTCTAATGCCAACACAATGGTCTACCTTTCCTGTAGAGTTTAAAGGTGGTTTAATCTCTAACATGTCACCCTTGCAACAGGGTACAAGCGCAATAGGTTCTGCTACTATACTACAGAACATGGAAGCTGATAGGCAGGGAGGTTATACTAAGATAAAGGGCTACGAGAAGTTTAGCTCTACTGAAGTTCCTGGCTATGGTAGAATAGAAGGATTACATGTTGTATCTGGTGGACGTGCTGTAGTTGCACGTAAAGTAGATCAAGATGCTATTGACGCTATAGGCACACTAACTGCAACAGATATAGATCATACAGCATACTATGTAGGTACAGGTACTACGTGGACACACATGGCTACTACTGCAGATATTGGTGGTGGCAAAGCATATAAAGCTACGTTTAACTTTGATGGTGATGACAAGGTTGTATTTGTAGATGGTCAAGACTATCCAGGGATATACAACACAAATGGCAATACCATGTCATTCCTTACAGCAGCTAGTCCTAAGATTAACACAGACGTACAAGGTGCTGAATTAGTTACAATATTTAAAAATACAGCATTCTACTCTAAGGGTAGTCAGATATATTTTACTGCACCTTTTACTGTAGATAACTTCTCTGCTGCTGATGGCGCTGGTAGTATATCTGTAGGTTATGATGTAACAGGTATGGCTATCTTTCGTGATCAGCTTATTATATTTACTAGTGATAGCGTAAAGAGATTAACAGGTAATACGTCTTCAGACTTTCAGTTGTCTCCTATATCAGACAAGATAGGATGTATAAGTGCTGATAGTATACAAGAGTTTGGTGGTGATATTATATATCTATCTCCTGATGGTATCAGACTACTAAGTGCTACAGATCGTATAGGTGACTTTGCACTTGATGTGGCATCTGATAAAATAAATAAAGACTCAGATGACTTCCTAAGATCAACACCTATTTACTCTTCTGTTATTCTCAGAGAGAAAGGTCAATACAGGATCTTTGCATATGTACAGTCTATAGATGATAGTACAGCCCAAGGTCTAGTAGCTACCAAGTTTCAGGCACAAGGTGCTGGAGGTATTGAGTGGTCTTCTACTAAAGGTATCAAGTCTTATATAGCAGACAGTGTGTACTCAGGAACTTCTGAAGCTATTATGTTTGCTAACGAAGATGGTTATCTGTATGAGATGGAGAAAACAAATGGATTTGATGGTGATAATATAGAGACCATTATGGAAACTCCATACATGCCCATCACAGATCCAGAGGTACGAAAGACAGCATATAAGTTGACACTGTACACAGATCCTACAGGTCAGATGGAGCTACGGTTTAGGTTAATATTTAACTTAGACTCAGGTGATGATACAAGGATTGTACAACCTGATGAGATAACAATTAGTTCAGCTTCAGGTGGTGGTGGTATCTTTACGTTTGGCGCACCAAATGCTTTGTATGGAGGCACAAATCCAGACGTGATATACGGTAGTAAAGTAAAGAGAATATACAATGAGAACTTAATAGGCTCGTTCCACACAGTTGCTATGAGAATAACAAGCAATGATACTAACCCACCCTTCACATTAGACACAGCAGTATTACAATATAGACAAAACGATAGGCAATAATTATGGCAGGATATACACGTCAAGCGACAGCTAACATAGTTACAGGTGCAGTTATTGATGCTGCAGACTTTAACTCAGAGTACAACGCTATTGAAGCAGCATTCAATGGAACTACTGGACACACCCACGATGGTACAACAGGTAATGGTCCACCCATTGAAGTGCTTGGTCCAGCCAATGACTTTGTAGTTACATCTAGTGTTGTACGTCCTAAGACAGATGACACCTACGATTTTGGTACATCTACGATTGAATGGAAAGATGGTTTCTTTGATGGAACACTAAGAACAGATATACTTACTGTTGACGAGACTTCTACCTTTACAGGAGATGTAACAGCAGAAGCTAATGTAGATATTACAGGTAACCTGACTGTCACAGGAGATGCTACTATCAATGGTAACCTAACATTTGGTGATGCTTCTACAGATAGTGTTTCCTTTGGAGCAGATATACATAGTAACATATTACCAGATCAATCTAATCTATATGACTTAGGCGCTAATGGTAAGCAGTGGCGTGATTTATATATTGATGGCACAGCTAATATAGACAGCTTAGTAGCTGACACAGCAGATGTTAACGGTGGTACTATTGATAATACTGTTATAGGTGGTACTGTTGCTGCTGCTGGTAACTTCACAACATTAGGTGCTAGTTCTGGTATAACTGGTGATGTTACTGGTGATGTCACAGGTGATCTAACTGGTAACGTTACAGGTAATGTCACAGGTAATCTGACTGGTGATGTCACTGGTGATGTGACAGGCAACACTACTGGTACACATACAGGTGCAGTTACAGGTAACGTAACTGGTAACCTGACAGGTAACGTGACAGGAGATGTCACTGGTGATGTTACTGGTACTGTATCTAGTATAGCTAATCATGACACTGGAGATTTAGCAGAAGGAACTAACCTGTACTTTACCAACGCTAGAGCGCAAGCAGCTATATCTGCAGGTGAAGGTATAGACATAACTGCTGGTTCAATATCTGGTGAAGATGCTACATCAAGTAACAAAGGTATTGCATCATTTAGTTCTACAGACTTTACTGTGTCTTCAGGTGCTGTATCATTAAATACTGAAAGTATACAGGACATCATAGGTAATATGGTAACTGGTAACACAGAGACTAATATAGCTGTAACATATGATGATGCTGGTGGTAAATTAAACTTTGCTTCAACAGACACTAATACAACATATACTGCTGATGCCAACTACGGTATGGTACTATCAGGTACTACCTTTAGACTGGACGATGACCGTAGAAGAGACTCTAGCACTACTGATATTAGAAGTGGCAACACACACGATTATACTTTCTATGATGCAGATATAGGGATTAGATGGTGGGTTAATAATGCTGAGAGGGCTAGGCTTGAGAATGATGGTGACCTACACGTAGATGGAAACATCACTGCATACTCAGGTACTGTACCTTCCGATGAAAGACTAAAGCATGACATAAAGAAGATAGACAATGCTCTAGATAAAGTATCGCAGATTAATGGATATACATTTACTTATAACAACAAAGATGGTAAACAGTCTGCAGGTGTGATAGCACAGGAGATAGAGAAAGTATTACCTAGTGCAGTAGATAATAAATCACTTGTATTCCACAGTGAATCTGATGTAGAATATAAAACAGTACAGTATGACCAGTTACATGGCTTACTGATAGAAGCAATCAAAGAACTTAAAGCTGAAATAGAGGAACTAAAAGGTGGCTCTACAGACTAGCGGTGCTATAAGTCTAAATGATATTCATATTGAAGGTGGCGGTAGTACAGGTACTTCAGCATCTATAAATGAATCTCAAATAAGAGACTTAATATTTAAAGCGTCTGGTTCACAGATGTCTTTCTCTGATTGGTATGGTGCAGGTAGAACTAATGGATTATTTGCACTACAAGAAATTAGAGTATCAGACTATATAAGTAGTGGTGGTACTTTTACTATACCTTCAGGGGCATGGGTTTGGTCTGATGACACTACTACTGCTGCACTAACAATAAATATATCTTGCACTGTTATAAACAATGGTTACATTATAGGTAAGGGAGGTGCAGGTGGTTCTAATATTTCTCTTAATGGAGCAAATGGTGGTCCTGCCATATCTGTAACTACTTCTGGTGTAAGTATACTTAATCAATCAGGTGCGTACATTGCAGGTGGAGGAGGCGGTGGATCAGCCACTAGTGATGGAACTGGTGCATCAGGCGGTGGTGGTGGCGCAGGAGGCGGTAACGGTGGTACAGGTAACACATACACTGGAGAAACAGGAGGTGCTATAAATAGTACTGGTACTGGAGTATTCGCTACTAATGCAGGTGCAGGAGGAGCAGGGGGAAGCTCAAGTGGAGGTAGACAGTTACCAGGCACAGGCGGTACTTTTACAGGTAACTTTGCTAATCCTAGCCCTAACATTGGCTACGGTGGTAGTGCAGGAAACGCTGGTGGTGCTGGCGGTTTAGCATCAGCATCAATAGGTAACTTTATCACTGGAGGCGGTGGTGGTGGCTGGGGCGCAGCAGGAGGA